TGGCGCGGCGCATTGCACCCAACGCCACTTGGCCCAAACTTTTGGCGGTTTGCACCGGACTGGTGACGGCCTCAACAAGACCGCCGTAAAAGCGCTGCGCGCTGCCGGGTAGGTTTTGGCGAACGTCGGCCGGCACATCGGACCACGTGCGGCGCTGCCCTGGCACACCTTCCGAAGGAGTTTCTGGCGCAGCGTATTGGGACCAAGGGCCTTCAGCCGCAGGCGCCGGGGGCGCGGCGTATTGTTCCCACGGGCCAGCCATCAGAGGCGCTCCCAGTTCTGTGCGTTTGCCGGGTCGCCGCCCTTAAACCGATAGCCATCTTGAACCGCACCCGGTTGCGGAGGCGCTGGGCGGCGTGGTGATACTGTTGGTGCGGCTGCTGCTGTAGGAGTTGCGCCACCACTAAACGTGAACTGGTCGCGGCGGTCGCGCATGAGACGCACGATTTCGCGCGCGGCGGCAAGCCGTGTTTCGTTGGGTACGGTCGGGTCCGACAAACGCCCCGCCGCCGCTTGGTACGTTGCGGTGTCTTTGTCTGATTGGGGGCCTTCAAACCGGGGCACCATTTTCAACACAACGTCAGCGATAGGAGCCAACGCCGCCGCCGCTTGAGCGCCGCGCGAGGACAGGCCGATAAACTCCCCCGCAATGTCCACAAGCCGGCCAACGCCGCTGCCGGTAGACCGTTCAAGCAAACCGCCGGGGCGAGAAATACGCTCCAATTCACGTATGGCGGTGTTAAGCTTTTCGGTTTCGGCGCGTCTGGCTTCCGCCTCGCGGGCCTGTATGCGGGCGGTTTCTTGCGCGCCCACAGTCTGCCCCGCCTCTTGCACCCGCGCCGGCTGGTCCGCGCGAGCGCGCTCGGCGTCAATCCGTTTTACTTCTAGCTGTTGGATCGCGTCCAACATGCGCTTTTGGTAGTCCGCGCGCGCTAACGAGCCTGCCGAGGGGTCCAAAGGCAGTTGAGGTACGTCCGACCGAACCATAGCGGCGCTTGGCGGCGCTAGCATGGCGTTGGCAGGCGCGGCGTTCGGCGCCATGGCGTTGCCGCCGGCAATCATGGTGGCTTCTTCGCGCCGCCGACCGGCGTTCACGCCTTGGTTATCCCCGGCCAGCCCGGCCACAGCCTGCGACAGCGCGACAAGATCGCCTGACCGGGCGGCTTCACGGATGCGGCCTGGCAGCGTGCCGTAGTTGTAGGCAATCGAGATCAGCGCGGCCTGCGCGTTGGGCGGCAGCGCCGCAAAGCGTTCCTCACCAATGGCCGCCGCGGCGCGCTGCGTAAACTCAGGGACGCGGCGGGCAAGATCACGCTCGGCGTCCTCGCGGTTGACCGTCATGCCTTGACGCACCGGCACGACCGTGCCGTCGGCCCGCGTGGTTTGGTCACTGCCGAAGCCCGCGCGGTACGCGTTCACGTCATAATAAGGCGCCTCGCGGAAGCCTTCCCGGCGGCGCAAGAAATCGGCGGCGGCGGCCTGACCCGGCGTCAGACCCGGCGCCGCGGCGCGTGGGGCGGGGGCGCCGGGCGCGGGCGGTGCGTTCGGCGGTGGTGCGTTCGGCGGCGTATCGCCGGCGGGGACAAAAAAGGAATTGGTGGGGTTTTTTGGGTCCGTGGCAATGACGCCGCCAGACGTTGGCGTTATTGTGTATTGGGGCGGACGCTGGTTTGCAACGATTTCGCTAGCTTTTGCCAGCAGCGTATAATACCCGGCGTCGGAATACTCGCGGGGGGCGGACGCGCTAAAACCTGGTATTCTGCGCTCCATACCCGCCAACCAAGTAGCGTAGGCGCGGGGGCGTTCAGCTTCAGGAAGATCACGAACCGGCCGTAAAAGAGCTTGGCCGAGTTCAATGTGTTTTAGTTCACTTTCGGTTAGCGCCGTTTGCGCTTGCCGCTGTTCGCGTTGCCCTGCGGTCAAAGCGTTAAATACTTGAGCGCCAGTATTAGGCGCGGCCCGCAAAATACGAGCGGCCGCGTCGGGCGACGAAGGGTTAAAATTAGGGTCTGCAAAAACCGCCCGCAGGTTGTTGCGTTCCTGCTCGGCGCCCTGCAACTGCTGCGACCGCATACGGTTGAGTTCCAACCCTTGCAAGGCGGTGACGACACCGCCAACGTCAGGAAGCTGGAAAGTTTGGAGTTGAGGGAGAGAACCAGACATGCCTTAACTCCTTACAGACCGCCAGGGCCGCCTACATTAGCGCCTGAAATCAAATTATAGTTGGGCGCACCGCCGAGCGTGCGGCCCAGCGCCGCGTACAGCGGCTGCTGCACGTACAGCCCCGCGCCGGTGTTAAGCGCGCCGGTAAGGGCGTTTGCCATGCCTAAGTAGCCCGACGCGCGGGCTTGACCGCCGGCCATCTGAGCGCCTGCAACGCCTTGGCCCGTCTGCCCTGCGGCGGCGGTCAAAGTATTTGCGCTGGTCTGGCCGGCGCCGTACAGGCTTTGCAGCGGGTTAAGTTGGTTGGCACGGTTGACTTGGTACCGATTGAAAGCGTTCTGGTATTCTTGCGACGCCAAGTCTTGCCCAAACCGTTGGGTGCCGCGAAGCGTTGCCCCCGACAGCAAGCCGCCGCGGGCGGCCGCCGACCGTTCCAGCGCCTTCATACCTTCGTCTAACCGAAACCCGTAGCCAGGGTCAGCTTGATAATCCGCCATGGTGAAGTCTTTGGCATACCGGCCGTAATCGGGTGTGCCGGTTTCGCCGCCCTCAAGTCCTAACAGCGTCAATAGCCGGTTCTGCGCCGTTAAGCCGCCTTGCCGAAACGGCTCTTGCAATTCAACCTGCCGGTTGAACATCGCCATCTGCGTGTCGGCGGCTTGGTTAGCGGCGCTTTTTTGCGCCTTAGCTGCTTGGCTAGACCCGTATAACCCCGCGCCAGCGCTAAGCGCGCCCGCGCCTAAGATAGCGGCGCCGGTAGAAACTGGTTCAGGCATTAGAAAACTCCTTTTTATAGGCGTCGAAGTTTTCGCCGTATAAAGCCATAACTGTAGCCGCCTTTGCCACCGCTGCGTCCTTACCTTGCGCCAACAGTACCACCATCAGCACTACATCATAATAGGACGCGCGCCAAAGGAAAGATTTTTCGTCGGCTTGACCGGCCCGCTCCGCATCGTCTGACGCCACCCATTTAAGGAACGCGTTGGCCAGAACGGGCAGCAGATTGCCGCTGTTGGCGATAAAGAAGGGGTTAGACGGCATGTTGATGAGAGACCGCCAAATGGCGTCATGGAGGTCTTTGCGCGCTACGTTGTCGCCGTCCGCCACGTCGTCAAACACCTGAATGACGGCCCAAAGGTCTAGCAACCAAGTGACGGCGTCGGGGGGCAGCCCCAACACGTCGTCAAACAAGGTCTTTAGCGATTGTTCGCTTGGCGTCACTGCGTCACCTCGCGCCCGTTGGCGCGTATGTTGATTGACGACCCTGTACCAGCAAGGGTGGAGATGAACCCACTAGGTGCAAGCGCTTGGCCCACAAGTTCGGGAAATGTGTAAGTCTCGCCGGCTTGAAGCGTCTTGGTCTTGACGATTAGGTTGTCATTGCCCGCCGAACCCGACACCGTTACCAAGTTGACGCTAATATTCGCGGCGCTGGCGCTGTAGTTGGTGGCCGTAAACTTGTCGATAATCGTCGTGACCCCGTTCGCCGTGTACTGGGTCGTCTGCGACGCCTCGGCGGTCTTGGCCGGGATTAGGACTTTAACGGTAACAGCCATGGTCTATCTCCTTAGCCTTTAGCTTCCAAGGCTTCTACGCGAGCCGAAAGCTCCTGGACGGCCTTGATCAGCGGCGCGATGAACTGATCGTACCGCAACGCCTGCGGGCTGTCAGGGTCTGTTGTATCGGACAGCACCCACCCGCCAAAATCAACGCCGGCAGCGCCGCAGGCGGCGTGGACCTCCTGCGCGATTAAGCCCCAGTGCGTGCGGCTGCCGGGCACGTCCTGCGTAATGATCGGGCCGGGCACGGCGTCGGCGAAATTAGGGTCGTCAGGATGGACGACATTACCGTCGGCGTCCACGTAATCTTGCCGGACGATCTCTTTGCGGCCAGTCTTCCAGTTGAACGACACCGGCTTAAGGGCGTTGATAAAACCAAGCCCCAGCGTGGCCGGCTGAATGTTGGTCTTATCCCGCCAGTCCGACGTTTGAATGGTGCCGTTGGCGGCCCACACCGCGGACCAGCGTTGGCCGGACTGGCCAAGCGAATAGGCGTTGTCCGTCTCCGGCACAAAGTTGCCCGTCTCCAGTACCAACGACCGAATAACCGGCGTGACCGACGCCGACGGTGTGGTGGAGAACCGAATCGTGCCGGGCGACGATGTAGATGTGACCGGCGCGCCGCTGCTGTAAAGGTCAATGCGCGACGTGGTGCGGTACGCACTTCCATCATACGCCCGGCCGTACAACGACCCAACTTGCTGCGCTGCGGTCAAAACTGTCGGCGTGGCGTCAGTCCCCAGCGACGAGTTGAACTGGATGTTAGGGATCGTGGAGCCCGTGTTGCCGGCGCTAAACTGGTTAATGTTGGCGATGAAGAAGTTATAGTCCGACGAATACCGCATAAGGTTATGGCGCATGTCAATGACGCCGACCTTGGTATCAAACTCCGATATATTGAAAGCGGCGTAGTTGACGTTGATAAACATATTGCTGTCGCCAAGATTGGCGTCCACGCAATAATCCCCAAACGTACTAACAAATGTGCCGCCCAAGAAGGTGTTTTTGGTGGCAAACGCGCTGTCGATCAACAGGCAGAGCGTGCCTTCTTCAAGGTCTTGATTGGTAAAAGTGTTGCCAAACGAATAGCCAGACGCGCCCGTGCCGAACACCAGAAGCGTTTTGCCGTTGCCGAAAGCGCAGCTATTGAAGTTGCTGAACTGCACCTCGTTCAGCGTCACAACAATGCTGTTGCTGGCGGCGCCACCGAACCCGTTGACCGTCAGGTTCTCAAAGGTAGACGCGAATATGCGCGTCATCACCAGAACCTTGGCGTTAACGCCGTTGGACACGTTGTTCATGGTGATGTTGCGGAAATTTAGGCTGTTGCCGGCGTCGCCGCCTGCCGGGTCGCCCAGTTCAAACAGCGTGCCGTTTACGTTGCCCTCAAAACCGATGCCGTCCATCGAAGTGTAGAAATACCCTTCGGAGGCGTTGGTGTTGATAAGGCGGAAACACGTGCCGGCGGTGTAAGCGCTGTTAAAATAGCTGCGGCGGGGGCCGTCGCCCCAAAGACGAATGCCCGTTGCGCGGCAGTTAGTAACGTCAATCGTGATTTGCGAGGTTACACGATAGATGCCTGTTGGGACGTAGCCAGCACCACCGTCGGAAGCTATTACGGCTGTGATCCAGTTGTTTACGGCGGTTGTGTCGTCGGTTGTACCGTCACCAACCGCGCCAAAATCTTTTAGTGATATGATGTCGCTGGCTTTGCTTTCTACAGTGCGTGCGGTGGCGTTAACAATGTCTTGAATGTAGCCTACACGAGTGGCGCCTGACGACGCCGCGTAATAGGCTTTAATAGACGCTTCCAACGCGTCCAGATCGGCTTGGGTAATGTTGTCGATGTTATCGACCGTCCAAATCTCAACATCCGTTGAGGTGGTCAATTTCAGCTTGTACGCCGCCGAACCAAGCCACACCGAAGCCTCGCCGCGCGAGTCAAGAATGACCGGGTTGGTATTAGGGACCGTGCCTGACTCACTGGTATACGTCACCAAAGGCGTCGTAGTGCCGGCGGCGTAAGAGTAAAGTTTACCGCCGACCAAGGGTACACCACTGGCATCAAAAAATTGAAGTTTGGGTGGTGGGCTAAGAGTAGCCATTATCACACTCCTGGGTTAGACGGCACGGATGCCAAAGAGATTGTCACGATAGCTGACGGTGTGGCCGGGCGAACAGGCCCGGTTTGCGGCCCTATATATTGTATTGTGGTGGACGAGTTAGTTGTCCCCCACATGAGTTCAACATAGTCGTTTGGCGCCAGTTCCACAAACAAATTTAACGCCCCAATCAAATGCCCATCTATACCGCCGTGTCGATTGGGGACCGAAAACTGGCTATTGCTGTTGGCTTCGTCGACCCCGTTCTTACGCAGCCAGATGTCCGTGTCGTGGATATTGTTGTCCGTGTTCACAAATTGAACACTGAACTGCACGTTGTACACGCCGGCTTCATGCACCGACAGTTTAGACCGGCACGCGCCGGTGATTGTGGTCGCCGCCACGGTTTGCGAAACGCTGACGACGTAAGTGCCGGTGCTGCCGTCAGTGCCGGTGGTCTGGGACACGACGTAAGTACCGGCGGTCACGCCAGTGCCGGTTAAGGTCATACCGGGGTAAATTGGGCCGCTGGCGATGGCCGTGACGGTCATGGTTGTGCTGGCCGGCCCGATGGACGCGGTAAACACCGCGGTTCGAGTTTGCAGTTCGACCCCTTGCTCCATTTGCACCGTGTCTAGGACAATTGGATACGCGGTCGTGTTGGACCCGTCAGGCTGGTTAGCGGTGCTGTAAAAGGCGCCGTAAATTGGATCCGGTGAATGAGGTGTGTATGACGGCGCCAACGCCAGCGCCTGCACCTCATTTTGTAACACCGCAATTTGCGATTGTTGCGCGCTGCCATCAGGGGAAGCCAACAGCCCCGAAACTTGTTGGTCAAACGCAAACAGATCGTCGCCCCCAGAAGGCGGCCCAAGTTGCACGTCTTGCAGAGAGGTTACGTCAGAGCCAACACTGGTTATGTTAAACAAACTGAAGAAAAACCGATACCATTCGCGCGACATTAGCCCGGTGCGCTCGTCAATGACCGCTACCCGCGGGGCGGGGATGTTTGTTATGTTAGGTGGGCTGGCCATCGGCGGCGTTAAGCGTTGGTTGGGCTGATAGCAAGTTCAGCCCCCATGATGGCAATTTTAACCGGGTCGGTGCCGGATACTTCATACACGCGGTCGCGGATTTTAAGCGTCATGCCAAGGCGACGCCAAATAGTGCGAAACCCAAATTGACCAATTTGGCCCATAGATTTCCAATGCTCGTTTGACCAGTTATGGCCGCCGTCGTCGGACCACCGCAGCATGACTTGCGGATTGTAGCCCGGCGCCGCCGGGTAGCTGGTTGTGGTTAGGTACATAGGTGGCACAAACGGAATAGGGTAATCCGGCACGTCGGCAATTAACTCAAAACCGTCGTTGGCTTCGGTGGTCAATTCGTCGCCGGACTCTGTAGTTATGTCATTTTGGATATATTCAGCGATAAGCAGCTCGCCGTTTTCCGCGATTAAATCCTGCGCGTCGTACGCAGGGTACAAGTTTAGCCCTACGCCTGTTTCGCAATCAAGTTGCAGCGCATGTTGCGTGGTACGGCGAAGCGTGTTTTGGCCTGTTGGCAACGCGCGCCACGACCGAAGCCACTTTTGCGGCGACCCGTCGTCAGCGTAAACGTCTAGGTCAAACGCATAAAGGCGCCCGTCTTCAAAATCACCTACGACAATTTCATCGTTAAATGACATCTGGCAGTTGCTGCGGTGGCGCGTAAAGTGACCGTTGTCCCAACCGGCGCGCTCATGCCAAGCTTGCGTGGCCACGTCGTACACCCACGTTGTATTGGCAGACGGAAAGATCAGCACATAGAATGAATGGCCGTCTTGTTGGTAGGTGTAGCCAATCGCGTCGGACAGATTGCCGTACTGTTGGATTTGCCATTCAACAGCGTGGGTGGTCACGCGCTGGCCGTTGTAGCCGTTAGCCCGGTACACGATGCCGCGCCCGCGGGCGTCGGAGCCGAGCCAAAACAGCCCGTTGTCCAGTTTGGCGACTGAATACGGCGCGGCGCAGCCTATTTCGTTAAACGCGCCTTGAATACGCTGAAGCGGGAAATCCGCGGTGCCGGCGTCGTACCAAACCTCGACCGAGTTAGTACCAAACAGCCATGCTTCACGGTGGTCTACGATCAACGACACTAACCCGTCGGGCGAGCCTTCGGCGCTGGCAAAATCCAGCGGCTCAATTGAAGTCCCATCCAAAAGAGTTGTGATCCATATTTTTTGGCTGTTTGGTTCGTTAAACACAAAATAGCCGTCAAGATACCCGACAGTTACGGCGCCGGGGAAATCTTCATCCAAAATCTGTTGCAGTGCGTTGGTAGAAGAATTGTAAATGAAGCTAGGGCCGTTGGCCGCGATAAATAACTGCGTGCCGTTGTCGGCCATGGATACGGGTCCGGTGCCGCTAACGCCGCCTAATTCTGTTGCGGTCCATGAGGAATCAATTCTGTATAGTTTTCGGCCCGACACGGCGTAACCATACCCGCCAAACTGCCACAGCCCGCGAATAGGCCCTGTGCCAACTGTAAGCAGCCGCCGCAGCCCTGGCGCGCGCTGAAGAAACGCCGGCTCCTTGCCGCCCTCTGGCACAAGTTCGGGGAACAGGTTGACCATACGGCTGTCCGCAGCGTTGACGCTGCGGGCCACATAGGTCGAGCCAAGGATCGGCGTCTTCACGGGCTACGCCAATACGGCGCCGCGGAGCGAAACCGCCCACCAATCAGTACCAAGGTACTGAAGAATACAAGCGTCGCCCACAGCGTTAAACGTGATTGTGGCGCCGGCGCCGAGGTTTGTGGGGGTCAAGATACCCGTATCGCCGCCGGCTGCTTCGGCCACGTACACGATAACCTTAATCTGACCTTCCACGCCGTCAGCAAGCGTAAGCGCGTTGCCTGTAGCGGTGGACGTAAACTTGGTGGTCAACTGAGTGATGTTGACGGCGCCAGCACCAGACAACGCCTGCGCGCCGCCCACAATTGGGCCGCTAAACGTCTGCGTACCGGTGAACGTCTGCGCGGCGTCCGTGCGCGCAATAGATGCGCTTGTTGACGGGAACGTCATGGTGGTCGAATCGGTGCCGGCCAAAGTCAACGAATGGTTGACCGTAAATGTTTTGCCGTCAGCTATAGTTAGTGTGGCGTTCGCCGCGGGGGCTGTAAAAGCCACTTTATTGATTGTCGTAGCCGTCGCAACCCCCAAAGTTGGTGTGGTCAACGTGGGGCTGACGGACAGAACAACATTGCCTGATCCAGTAGACGTTGTTACGCCTGTACCGCCGCGGGCAACCGAAAGGGTGCCGGTGGTACCGGCGATAATTGGGATGCCGGTGGCGTTAGAAAACAGATTGGTAAACGTAATCTTTTTGGTAATGCTGCTCTGCACCAACGGATAAACGTCGCTGCCCGACGTAGTGGTGGCTTCAGGAAGCTGGGAAATGGCTACAGTGGTCATGATGTCACCTCAATAGTTGCCGGCGAAGATGTTGTAGCGTTGGCGGGTGCCAACGATGCTGTACGGCAGCGCCATGATGTCGTCGGGGTTGTTGATGCGCTTTAAGTTGCGCTTGGATGTCATGGCAATGCGCTGCACCTGCGCCGAAGGCTCAATGCCAAATTCGGGGGCAAATTCACACGCCAGATTATACCGAAAGCACCGCAGGTAGCCCGGCGGAAACGTCAATTCGGTTGCCAGATTGGCCGGCTGAGACAGCGGTTGCACGGATACAATGTGAAACTCCAACACCTTAGTCGGTACCGGGTACACATACATCTCGATGTTGGGGTAGGTCATGTTGACCCACAGCACCTGCGGGTACGTGCTGGTAACCGTCTTGACGGCGATGCCGTTGTACTGTTGCTGATTGATCAGCTTGAGGCCGTATGAGATGCCGCTGGCGGGGTCACGAAAGTAGGTGGCGTCGTCTACCAAAACAGGCCGATTGCCCACG